TCGTGACAAGGTGATGAATACCTCTAGATGGCAAACCAGTCGTAGAAAGGAAATACTCGATGCTGTGACAACAGATGAGGCTCTTGAGAAGTACAGGGAAGACCCCGATGTTAAGGAATTGATAGAGAAGAAGAATACTTATTTCATTAGGGATATTGAGTTTATTAGAAAACTTCTAACTGAGGATACAGTAACAACCAATCAAAATACTTTCAAATCCCTAAAGGATATGTTAGGGTCAAGAGCAACTCAAATGGCTAAGAGACTAGAACTTCTAGGCAAAGCAAAGAAAACTAGTTCAGGAAATGTCAGGGAAAGCACAGAGAAGACTTTCAACACATTAATCGCAGATAAGAAATGGGGAGAACTTCTACAAGTTCTTTCAGTTCCAAAATCCAAAAGCAGATTCAAGCAAATGATAATTGGTGACTCTCCACTTAGGAAGAAAATCTATGATGAGACAAGGGACTCGGAATATGCCAACGACTACTCGATACTTCTGAACAAAGACCAAGAGAGTTTCATTAGCATAGACTATGACCGTGATATTTCAGATGACGCTGCTAAGAAGTATGTCGCACATCTACTTAACAAAGTCAAAGCAACGCCAGCACAGAAGACGAGTTTCATTGATGAGAAAAGTACAGGTAAAATGTCAATGACTAGACTCTTCTATTCGGGTAGAGGGCTGAATCCCGCTCTTGAGTTTCTTTTGGACAATGAGAGTTTCAACACAAGTGCGATGGTCAAGGGAAAGAGGATGAGGTCTTCCTTTATCAATGAGAAACTGATGAGCAGTCTAAGAGGTAAGAAGAAGGGTGAAGTTCCCATACCTGACATACTTCGTCAAGCCTATGAGCAAAGAGCAGATTTTACTGCTGGTGATGCAGATAAACTGAGAGCGTTGAAAGAGGCGAAGAAGAAAGGCGAGAGTGCCTTGAAGAGAAAGTTAGAGGAATACTATCCCGAAGAGATGGAGAAGTTTCGACAGGATTTCTTAGACTATCAAAAAGAGAAATCAGGACAAGTCGAATCAGGTCAGGCATACAGGGAACTGCTAGAGGACATAGAAGAAGAGTCTCTTGATTTCGTCAATGACGCTTTGGGAACAAAGATGACCGCCAGTGAACTGTCTAGCAAGAAGAAGGAACTCACTGAGAAACTACGAAGAGTGATTGAGGGCAATGCAGACGAAGCAGATAAAGCGACTTTCTCTGAGGTTGAGGCTATGGATGAGGAGCATCCATTCCTGTCAGAAGATTTCACTAGAAGAAAAATCATGAGTAAGAAACTAGGCATAGGTGCTACTCCTGCTGATATAGTCATTGCACTGCAACTAGCGTCTAACATGGTTGGCGGTGGATTCACTGTTGATGAGATAGAGCAATACTTTGAGGACTTAGAGGAAATAGAAAATGCAGAGAAAACTACCGACTTGACTAGATTCGTAAAAGTAGAAGAAGGGACAGATGCAGATATTGCTAAGTTGAAAGTAAGAGCAGAGAGGGAAAGGAGAGACAAGTTCCTAGATGAAGTCAGAGATGATTATGCCAAGACTAGGAAGGCATTGATGGATAGAATCAAGAACACTATGAAGATGGTTCTCAAGGAGGGCAGGAAACTAGGTGTAGGTTTCGATAGAGCAGCGAAAAGAGATGCTGAAGGAAACATAGGAAGAATTGTGACTAGGAGAGATGCTGAAGGAAGAGTAGTAGCCACTAGGGATAGCGTAGTTTCTACATTTGAATTTCTTGAGCCATACTTCTACTTACTTGGAGCATTGCAAATAGAAACATGAGGTATTGAAATGAGCGAGGAATTTGGTAACTTCTTAGAAAATGGGATTAAGGCTTTCAGTGATAGGAGAACTGCTAGGGAGTTTGTTAAGACAATCAATGACCCTAATCTCTTGGTTAACTATCTTGAACAGAATGACGTTGGTGAGATGATTGGAACGAAAGACCCCAAATCAAAAGTTTTGACATCGCCTCTCTTAACTAGGGATGATGTTGATAACTCCATAAAACTGCAAACTTACATTTCGACACTAAGCAATGTCGCAGCAGGTAAGGAGATAGTCGAAAGGTTGCAAGTCAAATATCCGGGGTTCAGCACCATACCATCGACAATCAGAGGACAAATGGTTCAGAAACTGATAGAGAAGTATGGCTTGAAGATGACTAAGCCAACTCAGAGTCGTGCTGAAGAGGGTTCTACTGGTGAGAGAAGGCTTATGGCTGAATATTTGGGTCTATTCTCAAACAGGAAAACTGGAAGGGATTTGACACTATCTGCTTTGAGTTCAGCATCGATAGATGGTAGAAACCTCATACTAGATTCAGACGCACCTGAGTTGGATAGGAAGAAGGCGATAGAGTTCTTCAAGGAACACTCAGAGAGTCAAAAACTATCTCCTCTAGTGGCAATGCTTGAGAGGTCACTTGTAAGCGGTTCAAGGATAACTCAGCCAAGTGATGTTTTACAGGAGTTCATTTCAAAGGGGGATTTGAGATTCACCGTAAACAGACAGAAGATATACAAGTATTGGAAAGGAATAAATGAAAAGTATGAGGCTTTTGTCACAGCGCACAATCAATTCAAGGAAGGATTGAGTCAAGCATTCACCGAGGAAGACAGGAAGAAACCTGAGACTCCGAGTGAGTTAATCAAATACATCAATGCCTTTGAGAGTGCGAATCCTTCTGACCTCAAATATGTATTCAAGTATGAATCGGTAAGAAGCACCACCATCGACAGTAAGGACAAGTCATTAGAGGCATTGGACAACTTCTTGGATGCCATAAGAGAAGCACCTCCTGAAAGGTATACCACATCTAGTGGCTTTTCTCAAACAGAAGAATCATCCACTGGTCAAACGGCTGCGCCTAAAAGAGATAAGGAAACTGGGGCTGTCTCATTCACAGGTGAGATGGATAGTGCTGTCGGTCAAGAAAGCATAGTCACCGTAAATAAGATAGACAGATTGCGTGACCTGATTGAGTCTAACATACTTGATATCAAACTAGACCCACTCTACGCTTACGCATATGAAACAGGAAGTGCAGGATTCAAGATAACCCCTGCTATGAAAGGAGACTTGCAGCGACTAACGAATCGTGTGAAGAAAACCGCTATCATGCTAGAACTAAGTAACTCTGCTCTGAGAGAGTTGGATAGATACATGAAGGATATCAAAATGAAGACAGTAATCTCTGATGGGGATTTCTTCCTACCTTACCAAGAAGAATTGATAGACAGAATAAGGTTCGATAAAGACCCGCCGGAAAGCAATACAAGAGCAATACGGAACTACTTGGATAATATTTCAAAATTCATCTCTGCTGGACAGGAGGCTGAAAGAGGCACAGGCATAGGTGTTCGTCAAAGAGAAGTAGTTGAGGGAGTCGCTCTTCCGGGTGCGAAAGAAACAGGAGTGGCTTTACCATCGAAAGGAAGAATGAGGAGTCAGTTGGACAAACTAAATGCTGATGTCAAAATAACTGAAATAACGACTGAAGAAGATGGTAAGAAAACTGAGAAAGTAGTGGATTACAATCTCCAAAAGGTCTATGAGAACTTGCTAGATAAAATCAATGATTACTTTGTTCAACCCGCTACCTCAGACTCAAGACCATTAGCACGAAGATTTGAATGGATGGATACCACCACTCTAACTATCTTGGGTTCACGAAGAAAGAATAGCAATGCCTTCCTGACAATGCTAAGTTTACAGAGGTCAAACATAGATGGAATACTATTAGATGAGTCTAGCATGGGTAGTGTTGTCACTGTTCTACAAGCACTATCAAAACCAGTATCCTCACAAAACGTTGATTCCTTTATGCGACTATTGCGAAATACCGCATTGGCAGTCGATGAGGTTTTCAAAGGCGATGATAGTAGAGCAGTAAGTATAGAGTTTGGAAATCTAGGATATAGCATCCTAAGTAGGAACAGTATCAGTACAGACATAGAATTTGGGATAGGAGAGAAAAAGAAACTAAAATTCTGGAAGGATGAATACGATAAATCATCCAGCACTATCTATCCATTCGCAGCGTTGTATTATCACATACTACTAAACGAGAATCTATACAGAAAATACGGAGGTCAGTATCCTTCACTCATCTCTAGAATAAAAAGAATAGAGGATAAACTGGACATCATCAAGAGTGAGATGGAGGTAAAGTATCTACATGCTCATGACACTATAAGGAAGATGATGAAAAAGCCCCTATACTATGGAATAAGTTCCGTCAATGATTTTGATGACATGCAGGAGACCATCTCAATCATGAAGTCAAAGTTCAACACTGATTTGACTGCTATGGAAGTGGAGGGGATTGTCTCTGAGATAGATTCAATGCAGAATCTCAGTAGCAAGTACGGAATATCAACAGAGGGGGTCTATTACCTCAAAGCAATACACAGGTGATAGAATGGTAACTATTTCCTCAAGGTTGTATTCTGAAGACGAGATGCTAGACCTAATGAGAGAGTTTCATGGTGATGCTAGGGATTGGCCTAGAAAGAACGGCTTCAGACCTAGAAGGGATTGGGGAGGTAACAAATACTCTAGCAATAATCCTCTATACTACGTTGCTTTTGATGGTGATAAACCAATAGCCTTTGGTGGTTTTGAGGACAATGGTAAGTTCATAGTAAGTGCAGGAATGAGTGTCCACCAAGACTATCGCAGAAAAGGAGTAGCGAATAGACTCATCACAAAGAGGAATGATAAGTATTCCTCAATGAACAAACCAGCATTAGTTGCTGTCAATACTAAGTCAATGGGTTCAGGAGACTGGAAGAGCAAGTGGACAAGAACTGGTTGGATTGACTCACCCGAAGACTCAGAGATTAGCGAGGAGGATAAACTTGCTATTCCATCTGAGGTCTTAGAATACCATAGAAAAAGATATGGAGACAATTGGATGCTATTCCCTATTGGCTCTAAACCTATGGCGAAGGCTTGGTCTATACTATACAAGGGGGATTTCTCATGGAAGTAGATAATCTAGATTTCATGTCTTCTATGGACATGGAGATGTCTAAGACATCCTTTCCATATTTCTTCAAGAATGTATTGGGAATGATGTTTCCACCATATATGGAAGAATGGTTAGATGGAATGGAGAAGACGGATAGAACTGTTATCATTTGTTCAAGAGACCACGGAAAATCAGTTTTCATGCATTGTTGGGTAGTTTGGAATCTAATCTTTCAAGAACCTCCATATCAGATGCTTTACATCTCCTCTAACCAAAAACAGACATTGGTTCACATGAGGGAGATTGATAGATACTTCAACCATCCAGCACTGAAAAAATACAAGCCTAGTCGTGGATGGGCAATCGGTAATATTCAACTCACCAACGGTAATGCGATTTTAGAGCGTTCCGTTGGTTCTCAGATTCGTGGTCTTCACCCGCAGGAGATTATCATTGACGACCCCTTGAAGGAATTCAGTCTCGCTGGTATTCAGAGAGTAACCGATTGGTTCTTCGGAGATATGATTCCAACTCTACATCACACATCTAAGTTGAGAATGATTGGAACGCCGTTTACTTACACTGACATCTTTGCACAATTAGAGGAGAATGAAGCATATACTGTAACAAAGTATCCATGTCTGAATGCATTGAATGAACCCCTTTGGCCGGAACGTTGGGATTTCGATGCACTCATGCAGAGGAAGGCTGAGATAGGTTCTCTCAAGTTTACAAGAGAGTATCTTTGTGTACCGATATCAACAGGCACTGCACTATTCAATCCTGAGTTCATAGAGAAGTGCAAGAACAAAGAATTTGTTTTGAAGTTGGGAAACAGAAAAGACAAGGGATACAGATACTATGTCGGTGTTGACCCTGCTATTTCTACTGATGGCGATTACAATGTCATCACCGTTCTAGAAGTAGACGATGAGCAAAATAAGGCAATCGTTCATGTCGATAGGGCAAAGAACATCGAGTTCAGGGAGAACATAGAGAAGATACGACTGATTGGTAAGGTGTTTGAACCGGAGGAAATCTTGTTTGAGACCAACACCTTTGCAAAAGCATTCACACAAGAATTGAAGAATATGACAGATTTGAATGTCAGGGATTTCAATACAACTAGAAAGAAGAAACAGGAGATAATTCTAAATCTCCAAATGAATATAGAGAATCAGAAGATAATCATGCCGTATGGTGACAATGCAAGTAGAAGACTTACTAGTGCGCTGATAGAAGAACTATCGATGTTCTCAATCACTGCTAGTGGCAAGTTTGAGGGAGTTGGCGCACATGACGATTTAGTGATGAGTTTGGCCCTCGCTAATGCGGCTTCACAAGGAACAGGAGAACAGTTCATTCTGCTAGATGATTTGGACATCTTTGATGAACCCTCTACTATTCGGAGTAGTATGCCGGGGATACTCGGCTTGAATTTTTGAGGTTTAGACATGGGTGAAAAAGGAGACAAACTCAGGGAAGCAGCAGAACTTGCTGACCAAGAGGAAGCACTCCAAGAACAGAGAAAAAGAATCACTGATGAACTGAAGAGGTCTTGGTTATCAGAGCAGCCAATCGCTAGTCATACTGACATCGAGAAGAAGTTCGCAGAGGAGCATCGACTAACATTGAGCGATGCACAAAGACATCTCTCCACTGACCTCAAGAAGTATGAGATAGAGGGAAGAGATGTTCCTGCACTAATCAAGGAATTGAAAGACTATCGTAGAACCTTGAAGGGTGAGGAGAAGATAGCAGTAACCAAATCGATTTCAAATCTAATCAACTCCTACTCAGACCACTTGGATAAGAGCATCGACAAGGTTTACTGGTTGAGGAAGTACAAGCCAGCACTGAGGGACATGACCTACAATGAGGAGAACATCATCAAACTCTCTATGGTCAAAGAAGAAGAGACTAGGAGACAAATCATAGATGCATTATGCAAGTATTGGGAAGACAAACTTGAGAGGAATGGTATGCCCTTCAACTCTGAGTATGCTAGACTTACAAAGAACATGACTTCCCATAAGAAGGAGTTCAAGGACATACTGAACAAGTACATGATAAATGTAGGACCAAAGGAGATTCTAAAGAGGCATATTACACGGTTGGTTTGTGAGGAGCAGGGAATATCACCAAGACAGATTTACGATAGGCTACCTACGAGTCTATCTAGAAAGACATCCCCCTCCATAATATCGAAATTGGCTAAGTCTGAGAACATAACCAATGTTAATGGTTCACTCTATAAGATGAGCAACGAGATAAAGAAAGACATCTATGCTTACACTGCTGCATTCATTGACTCGGATGGATACATTACAATGGACAAGAACCACAATCCTAGAGTTGGCTTGGTTGCAACCGGAGACAGAGGAAAGGCATTCATGTTGGAGATGAAGAAGTCTCTAGGTATTGGAAGACTACACCTAGACCAAAAATCACCACAGGACACAAAACCAATCAACAGATTGAATTTCTACTCACAGGCCGAAGTAACAGAACTTCTGAACAAGTGTCTTCCTCATTTCAAACTCAAGAGGAAGAATGCAGATATACTCCTAGAACTTATGAGAATGAAGAAGAGCCACAAGAAAGCCTCTTGGTACAATGCTAGAAAGGTTGAGTTGTTCAAACTCATGAAATATGAAAACCACAAAGACGATAAGAACTATGATTTCGGTAAATACGAAATAGACATAGAAACCGTTGCGAAATACTATGACAATAACAAGACTAACGAGATGGATAAAATAGAATCCATTGTGAAGAATGAGGATGAGTAGAATGGTAGAAGAAAGAAGACCCTCCTTGTTCCAGCGTCTAACACGCAGGACAACACCGAAGCCCGAAGACAGAACGATATACAATCCCGGTATACAAGAGAAGAACACCTCTTACCTGATAACTGGTCCTGTTATCTATCACGTTGCATACCAATCAGTGATTACTAGAACATGTGTGACTCAATTGAAGAATGAAGTATTCAGGAGAGGCTACACTTGGGAGGAGAAGTTTACTGCCAAGTGCGGAGACTGTGGAAGAGAACACAAGCAACCAACTTTGGAATGTGTAGAATGTGGTAGCACTAACTTGGTCAAACCCGATAGAGACCAACTCAAGTACATCCACAAACTCCTAGACGGTTATGTAAACAAGTCAGAGCAGTTATTCATTGATGTTCTCAAAGAACTTGAGGATGACCTGAATATTATGGATGATGCATATCTAGTGATGGTCAAGGAATACTATGTAGATGGAAATGGAGATATTCGTATGCATCGAATCAAGGAGGTCTATCGTGGAGACCCTGTTAGTATGCACATATATGCAGATGACAATGGTGAGAGAGGACATGAGGGATACACCTGTCTGACTCATCGTGACCAAATCACGAAAGACCCTTCAGCAGTCTGTGACATGTGTGGCTCTGACCTTCATCCTGTTCACTATGTAAATCGAGCAAACGGGAAGGAACAGGCATTCATCGAAGGAGAGGTTCTACACTTCAGTAAATACTCACCATCTAGATTGTATGGCAGGTCTCCTGTCATGACAATGTGGAATCACATTACCACATTGATAGCGATGGAGAACTATGTCAACTCTGCATACACCAAGGCTAGGAAACCAAGGGGGATACTCGCAGTTCAAACTAGAAACATGGAATCCATGAAGTCGTTTTGGCGTGGCGTGAAGGAGAAGATGGAGTCAGACCCACACTTCATTCCAGTCATGGGTATAGAATCAGAGGGTGGTAAAGGCTCTGTTGAATGGGTCAACTTCATGGACAGCATCAAGGAGATGGATTACATACAAGTCAAGGAAGACTTGAGAGATAGAATCGCTGCATTCTACGGAGTAAGTAAAATCTTCATGGCAGACAACTCTGCAAGTGGTGGATTGAACAATGAGGGTATGCAGATACTCGTAACCAACAGGGCAGTCGAGATGGCACAGACGATTTGGAATAACTACGTCTTCCCGTTCATGACTGAGGAGTTCGGAATCACAGATTGGGAGTTGAAACTACCACCATCAGAGGAAGAGGATGAGATTGCGAAACTCAGGAAGAGGGAGATAGAAGTTCAGATTGCAGGTTCGATAAAGAATCTAGGCTTTGAGATAGACATGGATGATGAGGGCAGATTCACTTACAAGAAACCTGACCCCAAGCCTGAAGAGAAACAAGGACCAGCACAAGAAGGTGAAGAACAGTTTGAGGTTGACCCGTATGCTGGAACAGACATAGATGCAAGTCAGTTAGGACAGTTGCAAGAGCAACAACTGCTAGGTGCAAGCACACCACAGGAGAACCCACCTGCAACTAGGAACAAACCTAGTAGCAGTACAGGACCGGATAAGAGATTCACAGGTCTTCCGCAAGAAGCAGGTAATCAGAACGTGGATAAAAGAACAGAGAGGAGAGTAGGTTGAGCGAACTCCTTGACATCGTTAAGAAGTGGAAGGAAGAAACAGACAAGCGTAATGCAGAAACAGATGAGAGACTACGGAAATACTTGGAGGGAAAAAAATGACTTGGCAAGATATCCTGAAGAGAAAGAAGAAGAAGGCTAGACGAAGGAAGAAAAAGTCAAACGTCAATGCCGCAGGTAACTATACCAAACCTACTATGAGGGCGGGAATGTTTCGGAGGATAAAGGCAGGTAGCAAAGGAGGCGCACCCGGCCAATGGTCTGCAAGAAAGGCACAGTTACTTGCTCAAAGGTACAAAAAAGCGGGTGGTGGCTATCGTGACAAGTAATTGGTTTGTAACTTTGAAAGCCAAAAAGAAAACTCAACAAGACCTAGCCACTTGGACAGATGAGGAGTGGGGAAGTGCAGAACAGCACAGTGCCAAAGAGAAGGGAAAGAAAGTACCATCCAAGACAAAAGGAAGATACATGCCAAAAGCCACTTACAAAAGAACTCCTAAATCTAGGTTGAAGTATCAAGATAGAAAGAAAAAGGCAGGTCGTAGAAAAGGCAAGCAACATGTTCCAACAGGGAGGAAGTTCTCTCAGAAGTGATTACCATGCCGATTCGTAAAGTCAAAGGAGGATACAAGTGGGGCAAGAAAGGCAAGGTCTATCGCAACCGCAAGGATGCTGAGAGACAAGCAGCCGCCGCTTATGCTTCAGGCTACAAGAAATCTATGGATTGGTTTGATACACTAAAGAGAGAAAAGCATCCTGCTTTGAAGAGAGCAGGTGTGAGTGGTTTCAGCAAACCAAAAAGAACTCCTAAGCATCCTACTAAGTCACATGTTGTGGTTGTCAGGGATGGCAAGAAAGTCAAGACAATTAGATTTGGACAACAAGGTGCTGATACAGTAACCGAAAAGAATCCAAAGGGAAAGAGAAAAAAGAAGAGGGCTTCGTTCAAGGCTCGTCATGCTAAGAACATCAAGAGAGGGAAGACCTCTGCTGCATATTGGGCAGATAAAGTAAAATGGTGATAATATGAAATGGTGGAATGTAATAAAGAATGAAATGATGGATATGGGCGGTGCTACTGGTAGCGAGATAAAACCCGCTAAAGATATGGAAGAAGCAAGGGAGCATAACATTGACCCTGAGATTGCTGAAGATGAGAAACTAAACAAGAAACTTGTTGGTGGACAAAAGAGACTCGACAAGGACAAAGATGGCGACATTGATGCCAAGGACTTGAGAGAATTAAGGGAGGAGAGATAATGACAGAAGAAAAGAAAGGAGTAAGAGAATTGGAGAAAGAACTAGCGAATGCAAGGGCAGAGCAATACGCTCATCACAGTAGAAGTGCCACGAAGAACAGGGACTACTCAGTTGGTGGTGTAGACCCTAACTCAGTAGAGAAGAAATCTCCTGATTCATCTGACATACCTGATGCAATCCTATTACCAAAGAGAAAGAAGCCTAGAACACCAAACAACCCTTGGGGATGATTCAGATGGATGGGTCATTCATGGACATACTTCGTAAGAAGGAGGAGTCTAGGTTTACCCGTAACAATCTGAGTGATGGAAAGAAGAAACTATTGGATTCAGAACCATCCTTTGAGGTTGAGTTCCCTGAGTATTCCTTCCCTGACAACAAGGAAGAGTTACCTGAAGTTATGAAAATAATGAGGGAGAAGAAGATTCCTGAGAGTGAGATGGAAGACTTAGATAAAAACAACAATGAGTTGATGTTGAAAATAGTAGACCAAAAGAGAAACGATTGGATTGAGTTAATCAAAGACATAGATATCTACACTATACGTCTCAAGATGAAGTACGCTAGACCAAGACCTTACGAAATCAGTAAGGAAATCGAGTCTATAACCGATACAGATGATAGTCCTTCATTTCCTAGCGGTCATGCGATAGAGGCTCATGCCCTTGCTGTTATTCTAGGTGATAAGTTTCCTGAAAAGAAAGAAGAACTGACAAAGATGGCTGATAAGATATCGTTGTCTAGAGTTCAAATGGGAAACCACTATCCAAGTGATATAGAGGTCGGTGAGAAAGTAGGCAAACTAATTGCAGATGCATACCTCGGAGTAAAGAAGTCATACACAATATCAAAGTCAGAGAGGAAGGAAATAGCAGAGTTGCTTTCCAGTCTTGAAGAGAAGAACTTGGGTGATACAGCAGCATTGGTGAGGGTGTTGGATATATTCTCTAAGAATGATGATTTGAAGAATCCTAGAATAAGACTACCGCTTCAGGCTTTCATAGATACATTCGACACTAGGATAAATGAAATAACAAAACTAGTGAGAGGGCTGAAGAACAAAAATGGCTTTGAGAAACTCAGGAAAAGATTTGGTGGAAGATACTTCCAAGCATTCGCCAAATACGGAAAGGGTAGAACGGACAAGGATGGTTCTGTTTTCGATATTAGAACATACAATGGGAAGAAGGCAGATGAAGTATACATTGCATTGGTTAATGCAATACCCGGCCTATCAGGTGCGGGAGGAAAAGTCAGTAGAACTAGGTACAATCGTGTTATGAGATACATGAATGCCATATTGGACAATAGCCTATCACTTTCAAAATCTAGGAAGGAACTTAATCAGGCTAGAACTGAACTTAAGGGTGATGCGGATTTAGAGACCAAGGTTGCTACGTTCAATAAAATCAAGGATGACCTTCTAGATACTTTTACTGAGATGTCCATCGAGGTTGCTGATTTCCAAGAGTTAGACAAGGATAACGAAATCAAAGATATAGAAGATGCCATAAAGATTGGTGATGTTGCGGAAAGTGGATTAGGACCAAAGGGCATCAAGGGATTTGCAGAGTTGAGTGGTAATCTATATGACTCAGTTGAGTATCTACATGATGCGTATTTCTATGTTGAAGATTTTATAGAATCTCTAAGGACTTTAGAAGAAAGTCAAACTAAAAATATCTCAGAAGAGACTGGCATAAGTGCTGAACTATTAGAAATGGTGCAGAACAGACCCGGAATGGAATTGAAGTTGCCAAAACAGACGAAGGAAAAAGATGATGAAACGATAGTACAGTATACCAAGACATTAATCGAAGCAAAGAAAATGTTCTCCACTATGGATAGATTAGTTGATGACTTCGATGGACATCAGTTTGACATAGGTGATGACAAGTTACTGGTTTCATTTGATAAGAAAGCAAAATAACATTAAACTGAGGTATAGTAGGAGAGGGCATGATGGCGTGGCAGGAGATACTGAAAGCGTCTGACTTTCTAGAGAAACTAGAACCCAAACAGAAGAAGAAAATCAAGAAACTTCTGCAAATAACACAACCCACAAAGAACATGGGAGATGAGATGACTAAATTGGAAGATGTCATCGCAGAACTAGAGGGGCTTGACTTAGTTAAGACGGATGAGAGACTTACTAAGAAGATGAAGTCCTTCAGAGAGAAGAATCTAGACCTACTCGCAAGTGCTGCGGAACTACGCAAGGACTATCAAACGCTTTATGACCAAATCAAGAGCGTGGCATACCCGAAGGGGGCGAAGAAGTGAAACTCAGAGTCGTTCAAGAAATTGAATGGCACAAGGGTATGAGACTTCCAATGTTAGGTGATGAAGAATGAATTGGAAGAATACACTAAGAAAAATGCCGATGCCGCTAGATACTAGGGCTAAGAGAGATGAAGAATATAAGCAAGCAATTATTCAATATGAAAAATCAGTAATAGAACCTAAATTAGTAGAGACTGTGCGTTCAGAAAAAGCAACAGAAGGAAAGAGAATAACGATTAGTTTTGGTTCAGACCAAACTGACAAAGTAGGTGTAACTAAGAAAGGGGGTTTGTTTTATGCTATTGGCTACGAAGCACTGAAAAAACTCGGTAATAATAGGGAGTATATTCTCAAGATAATCGGGGATTTATACCGAGGAGAAGGCTATGATGTTAGTTCAGGTGGAAAGTTTGATGGCTACGAAGCAATAGACATTTATCAACCAAGTCAGGAGAAGTAAATTTTTGGAGAAATTAATATGACTTGGTTTGATGTACTAAAGATGTATGGTGATGAAGACGAGTATGTTCCTAAAGAAATGCTTGAGTTACTTGATGAAAATGAGTCGTTACAATATAAGTATGACAGTTTCATGGAAGACCTTAACTATGACAGATATGATTTAGCACAACAAATGCTTGAGGTAGCAAAGAAGGATAATCTTGGCGATTATGGTATGAAAGCAATTGAAAAATACATGAATTATGAAATAGAAGGCTCAGGTACGTTTGATGATGTGCATGAAGCAATAACAGATGAATACTATACCAAGAAAAGGGATGCAGGGGATGACGATGATGATTATGTCCCTCCTAAACAGGGGAACAAGAATGCAAAGGCAGTTGAGAGCATGGAGCAATTTTACGACCAATATTATGAGAACCCATATTCCGACCCGGAGGAAAATAGAGAGTTAGGTGCTTTCATAGCAGGAGTAAGCAATGGTGAGTCTATGTCAGACTTAGAAAGAAAATATCCCGCAGCATACGTTGTCTTTGATAGTGCTGGATTATTAAACGAGGTGGAAGAATGAGTTGGCAGGAGATACTAAAGAAACTCTCTCCGTATGAGAGAGCAGTAGCAGATGAGTTTGCAGATGACGAAGATATGGAAAGAGGTAAGCCTAGAAAGATTACAACTAAGGTAAAGCCAATGCCGAAATTCAATATGCCTGATTTCGCAAATACACTATTTGACCCAAGTGGAAGAATGAAGACTAAGGATTCAACAGGACAGGATGAAGAAGCCGCCGAGAGAACTAGGCGTGAAGAAGGGGATAAAATGGCAGAGATATTGGCTAGAAATAAAAAGGCAAGACAAAATATGGATGCTCCCGTTGAGAAACTTGTAGAATGGGTACATGGGTGATTAAAATGAGTAAGAAAGAAGAAGAAAATGAGATGTTGTTATTGATGAAAGAACTAGTGGACAAGGTTAATGCCTTAGAGAAGGCAGTTTATCACAAGGATAATCTGTTGATGAAATCAGGATTTGTGGTTCGTGAATCACCAAGACCTTCTATGAATCATGTTGATGTTCCCGATGGCGGTCAGATGTCTTGGGATGAGATTCGTAAGATGACAGAAAAAATGGAGGGAAGGTAATGCCGGAAAAAGTAACTAGGGAAGAGAAAATTGTAGAGTTGGCTATTAACAAAGCCAAGCAAGTAATACAGGAAGCAGGACATCTTGGTAGGTTGGAAAACAAAGATGATGTCATGGGTGAAGAGGTCAAGGTAAAGAGACCAAACAAGAATCCTGCTGAAGAGAAACTACCTAAGACTAGCAATATTGAGGGTAATGCAGATTTGACAAACGAAGGATAGAGAGAAGGTTTTGATGTATAATGAAATCTTCGGGTGTATCGTTTGAGAAAGAGACTGAGGCTCTAACAAAGAGAGTTCTTGATTTCTTTGAAAGAATCAGATACGCCTACCTTTCTGCCAAAGAGAACCCAAAGGAATATGGAAAAAAGTGGAGTAGCACTGTCAAGAACATCAGAGAGAACTTTGATGGTCTAGGCAAGTTTGCTGAACTGTTGAAAGACAAGATAAACGAGAAAGACCTATTCGATGACAGAGCCACTGACCCTGACTCTGCCGTTGCGAAAAAGGTCTACGAAGATGTAAAGAGAATGAGGTTTGAGACCTCAGAGATAAGCGACCCATTCTCTAAGCAACTAGGCGACAAGGTATTGGAAACCTTGTTGGAAGATGAGGCAGTCTTTGCTTCGTTCATCCATTATGCTTTGAGAAGCCATGCTAACACTCTACCGAAGAAGGCATGGGAAGAAGCCAAACTAAAACCGGATGAGATAACACAGAACTCAATTGGTTTAGATATAGAAGTCAAGGATATTCCCCTATACATCATTGAGCATTATGGTGACGGTAAGGATACCAAGAGAGTCAAGAGCAAATTCGACAAGGCTCTTGCTCTTCTGAAAGAAGTGTATCAGAGCAGATACTCCGAGGAAAGATGGAACAACCTGAAAGACTTGGATATCGCTAAGTCTGATGAGGAGAAGGCTGACGTAGACTTCCTAATACCTAACAAGCCAATGTATAGAATCTTTGAACTCGATGACATGAAAGAGATACTAGGTCTCAGTGGAGAATATGTTGTTCAAGAGAAGTACGATGGGATGAGAGTTCAGATTCACAAGTTCAACAACAAGATAAAGATATACTCCTACAATGAGAAGGATATTACCGATAAATGTCCTGAACAAGTGGAGAAGATGGAGAACAAGGCTTTCGGAGATTGCATCCTAGATGGGGAACTGATGCTGTTCGATGGAGATGAGGCACTACACAGAGCAGATACGATTACGCATGTCTTCAAGAAGAAACTCGATGGTGGAAAACTAAGGCTGCACGTTTTTGATATCATGAGACATGAAGGTAGGGATTTGGTTGATGAGCCACTACGAGAGAGAATAAACATCCTACTCTATCAATTCTCACAGCACTCATCTGAGCCACTTGCATTTCCATCGAAGAAGGATACGAGAATAGCAGACTCCATGAAGGAAGTAGGCGAGTATGCTGAAAAGATAATGGAAATGCCCACCGCCGAGGGTGTTGTCATAAAGGATATAGAATCCACATACTACATAGGAAAGAGAAAGAATCCTAAGTGGATTAAGTGGAAGAAGTTCGTTGACTTGGATGTTATAGTTCTAGACATGAAGAAAACTGGTAGTGGTATGTTCTCATACACAATGGGTGCAGGGCCATTGACTGCTGAAGAGAAGAGGGATATGAAATCCGTTGAGTATTCAGGAAAGGATTACGCACCAGTAGGAAAGGCATTGAACACTAAGATAGAAGTCGATGTAGGTAGCATAATACGAGTCAAGGTAGATGAGGTGAATAAGAAGAAGGGAGGTTTCAGTCTGTATTCAGCCAAACTGATTGAACTACCTGAAGTAGATGAGCCTGATAAGATTCGCACTCTAGAGCAATTATCCTCTAAGACAAAGAAATCACTATCAGGATTGTTAGAGCCAGTTACTACTCCTAAGAGTTTGGTAAACCCACTAGCGGTAGTTGCAGAATTACAGGCTAAGGATTCTAAGAAAGTCAAGAAGTACACTGTGACGGATTACATTCATGGAGAGGCAGAAATAATCTTCAAGAGCGATGTTGATGGTTTCACTGTCTATGGTCTGAAGGGAGACAGTCTGATGGAGAAGAATGCAATAGTAAACATGGATGAGATGCGAGACCAACTCTCCAAGTTCATCAAATCTAGGAAGAGCAAACTCAGAGTCATAGTTAGAAACATCATAGATGAGAACGATTCTCCCATGTCCTTCGATGAAATAGAGGAGAAACTACGAGCAGAGGAGTCTGATGCGTATGATGAGGTTTTCAGTTTGCAACCTAGAGAGTTACTAAACTGGATGAAAAGGCAGGATTCTTTCATAGAATTGTCAGGCAATAAATTCGATAACTCTCCTGAGACTATTCAGAAGGACAAAGAAGAGTCTGAGATGGCTGGTAAGTTTGAGGTCAGACAGAGGGATGATGGAAACATAGACTTCATCATAGAAACTGACAAGGACAGGATGGCTTGGTTGATTGACATCGATGAACCAACAGACATCTACGAGTTATTCGGTAAGTCAGGTAAGTATCCAGCGATGGTATCTGAGAGAATAGACAGCACCAAGGTTCTAGATAGTGGAGAGTTAATCTTCGGTGTTCAAAGACATGGCTATCATGAATACAGAATGGAAGGTGACAAGTTCCAATCTAGAATACATTTCAGAGTCGTTCCGTTGAATGAAAAGAAGTCTTGGATTGTCTTCACAGGAAAACAACAAGAGATGTTAGACAAAGAGGGTGAAGATGAGATAATCGACATTCAAAGGGACAAATACCGTAATTTGGAGTTGCCGGATGTCTCTTCACCTGAAGATGAGTAAATCGCCTACTTCATATAGTAAAAGATAATTCCTTTTGTAGTGTTTGCACCGCAGGAGGTTTTGATTAGACAGGAATCTAGTGATGGATTTACCATATTAAAGTCAGAAGAATTGACAATCGGTGGTTATGCATCAATAGAAGTAGTAGACAAGCAAAATGACTTGATTACACTTGAAGCACTGGAAAAGGCAGTAGCAGAATTCATGAAAGAAAAGTCTTATCGAAATGTAATGTCAAATCATTCAAATGTTCAGGTAGGGGAGGTAGTAGAGCAATATCGAGATACTAACGGGGTATTACACAAGACAGGTGTTGACAACGTTGGATTCTATGTAGTTATCAAAAT